GCCACTCATCTGGGAAGATGAGTTCCTTCACAACTTGGTGTGTATCCCGTCCGAGCCTTGGAGGCGCCGGACGATAATCAGCACCAAACCCGTCCTTCGCACGGTAGAGCAATGCAGCTCGTCCGCCCAGGAAGTTTCCTGGTAAAGCCGGTTGGTCCGGTTCTAGCGATAACCCAAGAGTCCACCAAGCCCACCAGCCGCGTTTTCGCACGACGAATGGGGATTTGGTAGCCTCGTCCCATGTTACTTTGAGTCCCGAGTGGTCGTCCGCGTGAGCGGGGACCACAAGATTCTCTCGGATAACACGGGGCACTCGCCTTACCGCCGTTTCCCACGCTCGGCGTAGAATCGAAGAACGGCCGAAGCCAGTTCCAAGATCCCGCGCCCGAGCAGCGAGAGCATTGGCGAGGGCGAAGACCTCATGCAGGTCTTTGGGTACTTCTTTTTGGAAGAAGGGACGGACGTTCTTTCCTTCATACCAGTCTGTGCCACACGATTCCCTAAACGGCCCGCTCGTAAACGTCTTCCTGGTGTTAACCTGGAAGCCGAAATACTCGAGCAGGCCGGCTAAAGTCTCGTAGGCCGCACAGGGCAGTATGATGTCGTCACCGTAGACGGAAACCATTTCAGGCTCCCCCGCGATGACACACGCCGACCTCGCTAACGCCCAAAATACAAGCGTCTCGAGTTCGAACGTGAAACCATTCCCCATTGAGGAGAACTTCTCGTAGTACAACCAATCACCATCTAGCTTTCCCACCTTGCTACGGCAGGAATCCAGACAGTCGTACCACGCCTCCGGGAGGAGAGCGCGGACGACGTTGCGCGCGACAGTGTCGCTCGCGGATGAGAGGTCAACCGTTGCCAAGAAACCACGTATCGATCCCTCGCGGGCCAGAAGCTGATTAGGCGTCTGGTCATCGAGGTCGATATACGCGAAGGACTTCAACCGTCGTCGGATCATACGTCCAAGCCCTAGCTGGGCATAGACGTTCACCAACGGTTCGATTGCGATTGTCCGGTGCGTTGTGGCGGTTTTCGGAACGAACGTTATGCGGTTCCCTGCGACCACGTCCATGTGTGATTCAGAAACAAAAGGGTGGAACCCCTCTGTCTCATCATCAGTGACGGACGCAGCCCAGGAAGGCGAGCTGGAAATCAGCATCGCTCCCGGAGCCAGGAAGTCTTTTGTGACTCCCGGGCGGACTTGCAGCTTATCGTAAACCGACGTCAGGCCTGGGTAGGCGCCATTGAAGGCACCTGGGCCAAAACGACAACTCTCAACCCACTCGCGCATATTTACGCGGGTCCCGAGAACATCCTGGATAAAACCCATGGACAGGCCCAATGCCTGCCTAACTTTGGGTGGGGCGTGAGCCCCATTAGGATCTCGACGGAACCTTGCGTTCGTCTGCGCGCACAGCAGCTCTGCGTCTCGGAATTTCTCCCTTGCCGCCGCTTCCGGATCAACACCCTCTATTACTAAAGGACATTTTCTGAGGAAGTCCGCCGCTTGGCGGTCCAACTCATAATCACGGGCGTTCGAATAGGCACGAGCGTCAACCTCTAACCTCACCAGTTTTTCAAGCTGGTTCGATCTAAGGAGAAACTCACACTTCCTCGAAAACTCTGTGTCTAGAGAGCTGTACAAGTCTCTTGCGACCATGAGCACGGTCCCTTCCGGGGCCACGTACTCTGCAGCCAAGGCTGCAATAGAACCTGCGAGTGCGGCGTTGTCACGCCGGCGGATGATCTCGGCCCGAAGGCCGCGATTGACAGGT